AATAATAAAACTAATCGAAATAGATAAAAAGATTGACCATACTCAGCTGGATAGTGAATCATTAAAAATTCCAGAGCAGGCAGTCAAGTACCAACAACTAGCTCATGATGAGGCATTACGATTACGCTTTCTTGAGAAAGAATATAATGTTACCCGATATAATAGATGGATGTATTACATGGGAAAAGCAGACCCAGCTGTATATGATAAAGAACCATTTGACCATAAAGTTTTAAAATCTGATGTTAATATATATCTTGATTCGGATCTTATATTAAATGAAATACAAGATAGACTTACAGCACAAACAGAGAAATTAAAATTGGTTGTTGAAGCTGGAAAAGTAATGCAGAATAAATCTTTTAATATAAAGAACGCACTTGAACACCAGAAGTTTATGGGTGGTGCATTTTAAATTATGATAACAGTTGGTAAGATGAATGAAACATTCTTGATGGTTTCTTGTGAAAGACATATCGCTCAAGAATTAAATGAATTTTTCGCATTTCAAGTCCCAGGCTTTCAGTTCATGCCACAGTATCGAAACAAGATGTGGGATGGCAAGATACGTCTATTCAATATAAAAACGCAACAACTTTATATGGGTCTATATGACCATCTTATGAAGTTCGCTATGCAACGACAATATGTAGTTAAAAGTGATGTTGTTAGTATCACACCTCTATCTGGTTTATCAGATGAAAATATTGCAGATTTCTTTAAAGCTTTAAATCTTCATTGTAAACATAAACCAATCATACCCAGAGATTATCAAATAAAATCATTTACACATTGTGTGAAGAAAGAGAGAGCTCTTTTGCTTTCACCAACATCTTCTGGAAAGAGTCTGGTTATCTACTCTTTAATAAGATGGCATCAGAATTTTTTGGATAAAGATAAGATACTAATACTTGTGCCAACAACTAATCTGGTGACACAGATGTATAATGATTTTCTGGATTATTCGTCACACGATAAGTGGGATGGTAAGAGCCAATGTCATATGATATATTCTGGTAGAGATAAGAAAACAGATAAACAGATTGTCATTTCTACATGGCAGTCATTGTTTAGACTTGGAGTTCCTTTCTTTAAACAGTTTGGAATGGTAGTTGGTGATGAAGCACATTTATGTAGTGCTGTATCATTGAAAGGTATATTAGAAAAGATGGTGAGTTGCCGATATAGATTTGGAACTACTGGAACATTAACTGAATCCAAGACACATCAATTTGTTCTGGAAGGATTATTTGGACAAGTCTATAAGGCTGTAACATCTAAACAGTTGATGAAAGATAAACATATATCTGAATTGAAGATACAATGTTTGTTGATGCAGTATCCAGATGCTGAACGAGAGGCACAAAAGAAAGCAACATATAAAGAAGAAATAGATTTTATTGTAGCACATACAAAACGAAATAACTTTATATGTAATCTGGCTTTAGATCAAAAAGGCAATACATTGATTCTGTTTAATTATGTAGAGAAGCATGGTAAAGTATTAAAGGAGATGATGGAAAGAAAAATGGCTATAAACGAAGTTGCTGGAAAGTCATATCCAAGAGAAATATTTTTTATAGCTGGTGAAACTGATGTTGATGAGAGAGAGTCTATTCGAGCATTAACTGAAAAATGTAAAGACGCAGTTATCATAGCATCATCAGGTGTCTTATCTACAGGTGTAAATATAAAGAATCTACAATCATTAATTTTTGCTCATCCATACAAAGCCAAGATTAGAAATTTACAATCCATTGGTAGAATATTGAGGTTGGATGATATGAATAACAAAGCAGTATTATATGATATAGTTGATGATTTACATTGGAAGAAACGAGATAATTATGGACTTAAACATTGGAGGGAACGTGTTAAGATATATGCTGATGAAAAGTTTGATTATAATTTTAAACAAGTAACAGTATAAATAGGAGATAGAGAAGTGGGTAAGACGTATCGAAAAGCTAAATCAGATAGGCAGAAAGAAAGAAATCATAAGTGGAAAGAATTTAGAGTGAAGCGTAAAATTATTAAGGAGTTGGAAGATTATGAAAACGAAAAGGAAGTGTCCGAGTTGCCAGATGAAAACATCGAGGCAGATAGCTGAAGGCATTAGTGGCCATAAGTGGTTTAGTTATTATGAATGTGAAGAATGCAAACGCATTCAAACTTTTCCAATTAACAGACCCGCTGTAGTTGAAACAGAATATTCTGTTAGTAGTATGAAATCAACACCAATAGGAATTGAATACAATGATTAATGAAATGACAGGTAAATTACAGATTAAAATTTATAGAGAAACTGATAATCCATTACCAACATTTAAGAATCGTGGTGATGCTGGTATGGATATTCGTTCTAATGAGGATATTCGGATTCGAGCCTTTAGTTGGGTAACGATAGGAACCGGTCTGTTTATTATTATACCATACGGGTATGAAGGACAAGTTAGGTCACGTTCTGGTCTAGCTGCAAAACATGGATTGCAAGTATTGAATACACCTGGCACTATTGATTCTGGTTATCGTGATGAATTAAAAATAATAATGATTAATCATAATCATATGCCTTATGAAGTAAAGAAGGGTGATAGAATAGCACAACTAGTTATTAAACCAATAATTGAATCTGAGATGGTTGATATTATTAAAGACGAACACGAAGCTGAAACTGAAATTAAAAATCGAGGCGGTGGTCTTGGTTCAACTGGAGTTAAGTAATGGCTAACCCAAAACACTATGTAGATAATGAAATGTTTTTTAAGGAAATGAAAAAGTGGAAACAATGGGTAATGGATGCAAGAGAAGTTGAAGATCCTGACCCACCTAGTACATCATATATGGCAGAGTGTTTTCTCAAGATATCAGAGAACTTGGCATGGAAACCCAACTTCATTAACTATACATTTCGTGATGACCTAGTGAGTGATGGTATAGAGAACTGTTTACTCTATGCTCATAATTTTAATCCAGAGAAATCTAAGAATCCTTTTTCTTATTTTACACAAATCATTCATCATGCGTTTATTCGTAGAATACAGAAAGAAAAGAAACAGATGCATTTGAAGTATTTGTATGTGGAACGGTCTGGTATTATGCAACAAGTAAGTGTGGCTGGTGAAGATAACAGGAAACAAGTTACTACATATATAGAGTACCTGCATACACATGAGAAGTATGCTGAATCACCATACAAATCACAAAAGAAAAAAAATAAGATTAGAGGTATTGAGAGATTTATGAAATGAAATTTTTATATCCCTTAGCAAAGAGATTTATTGCTGGGCATGATTTTGACTCTGCCATACCTGTAATCAGTAAACTTATTATTGATGGTTATGATATAACGATTGACTATCTTGGTGAGATTAGTAAAACTGATGAGGATTGTGATAAAGCTGTAAGACAGTATATTGACATAATTGAATATTATGCGTTGGTTAACTATCCATTAGACATATCCATTAAACCAACTCAATTAGGATTGTTATTAAATAAGTATAAGTGTTATGAACGATTGAATGATATTGTGCATAGAGCATATCTTCATGGAATGACAGTGCGTTTGGATATGGAAGATTCATCCGTTACACAAGATACTATTGACTTGGCTACAAAGTTAAGAAAACACTTTCCCAATATTGGTATAGCTCTTCAATCAAATCTATACAGAACAGAAAAAGATTTATCTCTTATGATGGATAAAGAAATATCTGTTAGATTGGTGAAGGGTGCATATAAAGAACATATTACAAAAGCATATAATAGAAAAGATTTATTACATGATGTTTATATCAAACAGGCTTTTCGTTTGATATCAGATAGAAGTCGTTCATATTATCATTACAAGAATGATACAACACCACTACCAGCTTTGGGAACACATGATGAGCAGTTATTAGATGATATACTTGGTTTTTTAAATAGGTTTAATGTGAAAAAGGATGATTTGTTTATTGAGATGTTATACGGGATACGCCGCGATCTAAGTTCTTCCTTGTTAAACCAAGGTTATTGTGTTAGACTATATGTTCCATTTGGTGCAGATTGGCTTCCATACACTTTACGAAGATTGCGTGAGTTTAAGAATTTAAAATTCATGGTTTCTAATATCGTAAAGGAGATGGTAAGTGTCAGATGATTATAACATATTAATGTTTCAAGAATGTCCTAGATGTAAAGTGCATGAGCCAAACTATGCGTTTACCAATTGTAGCTTTGATGTAAAACATGGTTCAGATGGAAAAGCAATACAAGTTTTTGAATGTACAAGATGTCATCATACGTGGGAGAAGAAATACAAGTGAAAGTAGCATTGATTACAGATCAACATTTCGGTGGTAAGAGTGATAGTCAGTCTTTTAATGAGTATATAGAAAAGTTTTATACCAATCAGTTCTTTCCATACTTAAAAGAAAATAACATAGATACAGTAATAGATTTGGGTGATACCTTTGATCGCCGAAAGTATGTCAACTTTGCTATACTGGATAAAGTACGCAAATATTATTTTGATGTTTTATGGCAAAATAATATTAAATTACATTCTATTGTAGGCAACCATTCAACATATTATAGAAACACGAATAATGTTAATAGTTCTTTTCTATTATATGGACATTATAATAATGTGAATGTGTATCCAGCTGCTCATACATTAACCCTTGATGGTACAGATATTGATTTGATTCCTTGGATAAACTCTGAGAACTATGAAGGGACAATGGGGTTTATCAAGAACTCTAAATCACAAGTTGCCTTTGGACATTTGGAAGTTGAAGGGTTTGCTATGTATAAAAACTATGTAGCTGGTACGGGACTTCAACCAAGTATCTTTAATAGATATGAGTTTGTTGCTTCTGGACATTATCATCATAAGTCAAGTAAAGGTAACATACATTATCTTGGAGCTCCATATGAGATTACTTGGAATGACTACGATGACCCAAAAGGATTTCATATCTTTGATACAGAAACCAGAGAGATTGAGTTTATAAAGAATGATTATCGTTTGTTTGAAAAGATATATTATGATGATGAAAACTGGGAGAACAATTTTAGGTCATTAGATACTAGCTTCTATACAAATAAGATAGTCAAACTTATTGTAGAAAATAAAACTAAGATACCTGAGTTTGAAACTTTTCTTGATAGAATGTATAAATCAAATCCTACAGACTTAATCATACTGGAGGACTTGTCTGAGTATACTGCTAGATATTCAAACCTAGAAGAAGGTGAAGATGTAGAAGTTGGTAACACGGCTACGTTTCTTGAGGAGTATGTGGATAGTATGCCAATAGATCATGAGAAACGTGTGGAACGAAATAAAGTAAAAAGACTATTACAAATCTTGTATGATGAGGCATTAAATACTGATGAGTAAATACATGGTAGATATTGATGGAACGATATGTACACAAGTTAGACCAAAACCAGATTATCCAAATCATAAACCTCATAAAGAACGAATTGAGATGATGAATAAGTTATATGATGACGGACATGAGATACATTACTGGACAGCAAGGGGTAGTGGTTCAGGAAAAGATTGGAGAGAATATACAAAAAAACAATTAGAAGGATGGGGAGTTAAAGCCACTTCTGTTAGTTGTGGAAAACCATTATATGATATATGGGTTGATGATAAAGCTATCAATGATAAACATTTTTTTGATGTAAACAATGATACGACTGAAAACAGTTAGGTGGAAAAACTTCTTAGCAACAGGTAATAGATTCATTGAAGTAAAACTAGACCAAGAAGCCATGATGTTAGTGGTTGGTAAGAATGGTGCTGGTAAGTCTACTTTGATTGATGCTATTACTTTTTCT